CGGAGATTCTCAGCCTTGCAAGACAGGGTAAGAAGTCTGTTCACCCAAAGTTTCATCCAAGGGGAAAAGACTTATCTAAACTTAGTAGCTCTGAAATTGAAGCACTTGAGACCCTGGCCGCTCAAGAGGGTCCAGACGTAACCGAAGGTGCCGATCAGCCAATAAGCTCATCAGAAGACCAACTTAATCTAGTTGATGCCAGCATTGATAACCCAACAGAAATAGAAACTGATCCTGGTGAGGGAGGGAAGGTCCGATCAATTGCGAAGAAGTATCTTCTTAGAGATGACCAAGTCTTAGATTTCTCAGATGATACAAACATAAATGAAGCCTCTGACCGTATTGCTTCATTGCTAGAAAAGTCGTTGAATCAATTTCCTAAATTTTCAAAATGGTATTCAAGCAGACTCAGAATGGCTTTAAATATTTTGAAGGAGCTTGACCAGGACTTAAAGAAACCAGAGGACCAATTTATTCTTAGAACTTTATTAGCCATTACTTCAAATGGAAATGAAGTATCCCCTCAGACAGCCGAGTCATACAGAATATACAAGGAGTGGAAGAGGACTGGAAAACTTAAAGTTAGTTCTACGACAGGCACTAGATCGGGCGCTATATTAAATCAACTAGAATTATTCGATGATTTGCTGAAGAAGCACGGCTACCTCAAGATGAAAAAGTTCATGGCAAAGTCTGGAACTGTTTCACAGCTTAGGTCAGAACTTATAAATAACTTTGGATTTACTAAAAAGTCTGCGGATAAATTAACAAACGGTGAACTCGTAGATGAAGTTGTTCCATTTGCTTTTATACTTGGTCCGAAGCTGGGTAGTTTTTACAATAATCTTAATGGTAATTTTAATACGACTACTATGGATCGCTGGTTTATGCGGACCTTTGGTAGAACAATGGGTCAGCAGTTTCTTCCAATCCCTACAGAGGGAGCCAGAATAAGATTTTTACAATCGGTTGATGCTTTAATAAATGACCCACAGCAATCAGCTTTCCTGGACCAAAAGGTTACAAAAACTTCAGAGTTCACACTCAGAGATTTTCTACCAAAAGATGGAGTTATTGATTTACAGGAGTTAAAAGTTCTTAACATCTTTTTTACCAAGATAGCAAATAGATCATTTAATGGAAAGTCTATACCAGCTCCTGGAAAAGGTAAGCCAAGTGCGTTACCGCTAATTAATGATTTTAGATTAGCAGTAAATAATCTTTTTAAAGCTGGTGATGGGCTTCAAATTATAGAAGCTCCAAAGAGCGGAACTCATCGTAGGTTTATAAGAAAAACAATGAGTTCTGCTTTGAGTAAATTTAACCAGAGGACCAATAAAAACTTTACACCAGCAGAAGCACAAGCACTGTTATGGTATTATGAAAAACTAGTTCACGATTCAAATGGAAGTAAACAACGAGATGAAGCCCCAGACTATGGAACAGCAGCAAACAAACTATACAAAGAAATTAAAGGAAGGGACTCAGGGCGATACAAACCCTCAGACGCCGTCCGAAGACGAACTCCTGCACGAGCAAGCGGTGATAGAATACCTGGAGGCCAGGGGTCTGCCAGTGTTCCCGCAGGAGCAGATGTAACCGCTGGGACCGATACTGGTCCTGAGATAGCTGACATAATCAATGAGGGTAAGACCTTTGAGAATGTTGGCCAGTTAGAGCGATTCATTAATAAATTATTTACTCCTATAGCTAGAAAGCTAGGAGTTGATATTGTTCCTAACTATTCAATCGGCAGGGCCTTGCAGTACAATGTAACGCAGGGCGTTATTGAATACAATCCAGTCGGGATAATTGATAATACTAGCCAGTATCTTACTGCTGGTATGCGCGAGGAGTTAATCCACGCGGCGATGCACAAGGTCCTGATTAACCAGAACAGGGGTAAGAGTAAGGTAGCGGCCTGGACGGACTTTATGACTAAGCTCGGCCAGGATCTTACAGAGGATCAAAGACAAGCCCTGTCTGAGGTTTATTTTAATCTAGGTAGCGACATGGATTTTGGAGCTGAATACAGCAGGGCTGTTATACAGCAGGCCCTTTATGGGGACATTACTGAGGTATATGCCAAGGGCAAATCATTTGAAAAAATTAAGAAGCTCTTTCGTTCTATACAGTCGTTTGTTGCTAGGACATTTGGCTCCGAGGTTTCTAACCCAGAAGTAGCTGGCGTTATACGGGCGTCCGCCGATTTACTCAGGGCAGTTGACCCATCGGTGCGTCCGACCAATCAGGTAATTGTAGGTGCCGCGATGAATAACTCCGTGGACCTGAACCCTAACTCAGATGTAACTTCTCACGACGTAGTCGAGGCAGGTAAGCCGCCGAGTAAGCGTAAGGTTGATCTTAACTTCGCGGACAAGTATCTATTCACGGTTAGTTACGTCCTCGGTAAGATACACCCAAGGCTCAAGGCTTTGATAAGGAACTATTACGGAACTATCCAAACCAAGGTCCTTGCCTATCAGACTGCGATGGCGCCGTTCTTCGTGAAGATGCGAGCCATCAAGAATGAAAAGGATCGCCTAAGACTTAAGCAACTCCTTATGTATAGCCCAGTGGTTGCCGATGCAGGAACGGCTGAACAGGAGGCGCTCCTAGCTAAATATGGTATGCTTGAGGACTACAATAATCTTGTGCGTCCATCTCTAGATAAACTTAGGAATGACCTAGTAGCGCGGGGCGTAGAGGTTGGTGATCTGTTTGATTACTTCCCCCGTCGGATCAAGAACTTCAAGGCGCTGCAAGCGGTCAAGGCCGCTTGGGGTAAAACCGTCGGAGAAAGTTTTAGAGATTTTATCAAGGCTAGAAATAATAGAATAATGAAGGTCCGCACTAAGATGATGGACCTAAACGAGGAACTTGTAAATGCTAGCAACAACAACGACCAGGCTGGTGTTCAAAGAATAAGCCAACAGTTAAAAGAACTGTCAGCTAAGGACGACGTCATCATCACTATAGGAAGCAAGGAGACAGCGTTACAAGAAGCTCAGGCATGGGAAGAGTTCACATCAAACCTAGCTAGGACTAACCCTAATATGTTGCCAGGCAACGTCCGCGAACGTGCAATGAAGGATCAGATCCCTGATAAGCTGTTGCAATATTACGAGGACCCAGCCCAAGCTATGGAGAGTTACATCTTCAACATGGTGTCCGCCGCGGAGACTATTAAATTAATAGGCAGTAGATTTGTTACCAACAGAGAAGGAACTCAGCTAGATGAGGCTAGCGAGTTAGGCAAACTCGTGCAGGAGCTACGTGCTTCGGGTGCCATCATTGATGAGCAAGCTGATCGAACGATCCCTGAGATAATGAAACTTATACTTTCTCCTAAGAAAGGTGAGTCCAGAATCCTACAATTAGCTCGGTCATTTGGATACGGGACACTCCTAGTTGAGTTCACCTCTACCCTATCGCAGTTATACGACCTTCCGTTTGTGATGCTGGACAATGGTTTATTGCCTACCTTCGGCGCAATGTTTGCTAGAAACAGACTCAAGGGTTCTGACTTCGGAATAGACACCGAGAAGATTAGCCAAGAGTTCGCAGGGGATGATAAGTTCTTAGAGAAGGTTGTTCGCTTAGGTCTTCGTTCTACTGGCTTCACAAAGCTGGACCAGATTATGAAGGAGACCAACCTAACGGCTAACTACAGACGTTTCCGCAGGTTGGCTAACCTTTACTACAAGGACAGGGGTGACTCACGGATTAAAACATTCACTGCCGAAATGACCGCGCTGGGCTACAGCCGCGCAGAGCAGGATCAATTGATAGCTGATCTGAAGAAGGACAACAAGGACTCGGCCCTTGTCCGAAGCCTCCTGTTCAACAAGTTGTCGGAGACACAACCCCTAAGCTCGGCTGAGATGGCTATGGGTATTGTGGGTAACCCGAACCTAAGACTCGCTGTAGCTATGAAGTCCTTTATGGTTAAACAAATGGTCTTCACCAAGGATAGAATGCTCAACGATATGTTTGGTCCAGGAAGAACCAAATCGCAGCGACTAAAGGCGTCCAAAGATCTAGCCAAGCTACTAACCTTCATGCTCCTAATTGGTATCCCTGTTGATGCGCTCAAAGATTTCTTGGCTGGCCGCGTAGGGTATCTTGATGACTACCTCTTTGACGGTACGTTCCGTGTTGCTGGTGTCAGCAGATACACTGGATACAAGATTCGCTCTGAAGGCATTGGCCGTGCGGCGTTTGATTACTTAACGCCAGTAGCCTTCCAACAAGCTATGGATGCAACAGGTGAGCTTCAAAAGGTCATGAGTGGAGAGAGAGCATTTACTCAGAGTAAGTTCGTTGCATACGCACCGTACTCCGACGTAATCAATCGTATGTTCGGATTCCAGAAGGAGCGAGAAAGAAAGACAGTGAAGCGTAAAGCAGCCGAAGGAGTGTCTCCACTGTTCATCCCACCTGGCGCCCTGTAAAAGCTCTTGTAGCGCACTCTAGCGCCGAATCCTTGTGCAAGGACGGGGTAAAAGAAGAAGCCCCACCCCCCAATCAAAAAGGGTGAGGCTAGGCGACAAGTCGGGATTGAAACAGGAGGTCATGAAAATCCCCCCGCCCTGGATTACTCCGAGGGCTTACCCAATCTTGTCTTAAATTGTCTCTTCCATTTAGTGTAAGTCGAAGGAGCTATGTCGCATAGCTCGGACGCAAGTTTAAATGAGTAACCCTCTTCTCTGAGTTTGTCAATCTTGAGAACTGTCTCAATCTTTTTGTCATCGCTGAGATTCTTCGGGGACTTATTGGTTCTGCTCGGCACGACGTACTCCGCTGTCCCGAACTCTTGCTCAAGTTCTTCAATGCGCTCCATCTCTTGGGCTATCTTATCATAGGCCCAGTCCACGAATCTTTTTTGAGATCTCCTGTCGTTAGAAAATATATCGTTATTGTATTCCATTGTTAGGCAAACCTTCCTATGCAGTGATAAAATTTAAAGAATCCACCGACGTCCCTCTGCCCTTCTCGGTTCTTGGCTACGTTATATGTCAACTCTGTGTATGGACCGTGGCTGTCATGGCCCTTGGATGATTCAAAGTCCCCCTTGGATGGATACATCAATAGGACTACGTCCGCATCGTTCTCAATATCGCCTGAGTCCTTCAGGTCATAGAGTCTAATCCTTTCACTCTTGGCGCCCTCTCGGTTAACCTGAGCTAGCAGGATCACAGATATATTGAGATCCAAAGCCATCTGCTTTATCTTATGAGAGATATCGGCTATGCCTTCGCACTTGCCCATCTTCTTGCTATCAAATGGTATGAGTTGTAGGTAGTCAATTACCACTAACTTCACGCCCTTCTTGCGGACCAGGTGACGGACCTGACTTGTAAGGTCGTCAGCGTTTCTAACGCTGTGAGATGTGTAAAGGGGAAGCTCCGCGCACTCTTTAGTCACTGCCTTAAATCGCTCCTCCTGTTGGGGGCTTGCGACTCCATCCTGTATATTCATTACGTTGATGCCAGATATAGTCTGTATCATACGCTTCATTAACTGTTTTCTCGGCATCTCAAATGAGAAGTAGGCTGTAGGTATATCGTCCTGCCTCAAGGCCTTGGTTGCTATGTATAAAGCTAGTGCGGATTTACCGCAGGATGTAGGGGCTGCAAGTGTAAGCACCTCCCCTGCCGCGATGCCATTGTTGCCTAGGTATCCATCAAGATCCTTGAGGTTTGTCTTGACTACTTCAGGATTGAAGGTGCCGTCTTGCATCTTCTGGATGTCATCAAGGATTTCTTCAGCGGAGTCCGCTACAGAAAACGTGTCATTGCCCAAAGTATCTATCTTGAGTATATCATTCTCTAAGGATGCTCTAATAGATTGGGACTCGGCTGATTCGGATTCAGCTTGCTCGGCAGCTAGTCGGCATCCACGAATGATTGACCGCAGGCGACTCTTCTCTGCTATCAGCTTGGCGCAATACTGGGCCTGTAGGGGGGTCTCAGCCGCCGACATGACGGAAAAGATG